TGCTAATGGTAATTTATTTAATGAAATACAGAAGGTTTGTGATAGTATAGACTTTCTATTTTATACAGCATTGGGTAAAATATACATAGAACCCAGAACAGGTAGGTCTAAAAGTGATCAGTATACGTTTATAAGATTAAACCCTGAGAGGTTGAAGAAGCCAATAGAGTACATTTCAGACGGGAGTACGCCCAAGGGCGAAGACACCAGAGAGGGTGTTATAATTCACATATTCTTGGACGGTAGAATTTCACCTGAGATGTTAATACAGATTTACGACTTAAGCGAGGAGTTCGATGGTACATACACTATAAAAGCAATTAAGCACTCGCTGGAGTATGAAGGTAGCGATTGGGACACGGTAATAGAGTGTATGAGGGTTGTTTAATCCAGTAGTAAATTATGTCTAATTTTGAGGAGAAAAAAACATGAAAAAGCTAGGATTTTTAAGTAGTGTCATTGTTGCGCTGATGTTGAGCCTTAGTGTACAAGCACAGGGTAGCAAAATTAGCTACAGTACTGTCGAAATTAGCTACAATACCCACGTAGCTAAGATTCTTAACGAGAACTGTGTGGTATGTCACCGCGAAGGCGGTATCGCCCCGATGCAACTATCAACGTATGACCAAGTACGCCCTTGGGCTCCCCTGATACAGTACAAAGTAGCACAGCGCGAAATGCCCCCTTACGCCTATGATCACGGAGTAGGTATACAAGACTTAGAAGGCGATTGGCGCTTAAGCGATGAAGATGTTGCAACAGTAGTAGCTTGGGTGAACCAAGGCTCGCCTCTTGGCGATGAGGACATTGTGCCTCCAGCAGCCGACCTCCCAGACCCTGAAGCATGGACTTTCGCATCAGAGTTTGGCGAGCCAGATCAAATTATAGCCTCAGTACCAATAGATATTCCTGCAAGCGGTAACGACTTGTGGAGCAAGCACTACGTATCCACTGAAACGGTAGCTGATCGTTGCCTTAGGGCGGTTCAGGTTAAGCCTCGTGGGAATGCGAAATCAGTTGTTCATCACGCCAACTCTGACTTGCAAGTTATGAATGCAGAGGGCGAATACGAAGACTACGGCCAATTGACTGAATATGCTATGGGTAAGTGGGGTGAGATTATACCTGAAGGTGTTTGCCGCACTCTACCCAAGAACTCTCGTGTAGCGTGGGATATTCATATGTTCCCCAGCGGCCTTGGCGCAATGGCCCCCAATGCGGTTATCAAAAACAACGTGGTTGAAATTGGCTTGTGGTTCCACGATGAGGACTTTATAGCTAAAACCCAGCCATACAAGCAAGATTTAAGACTATACCCTTTGCGTTCTGGCTATGAAAATGGACACTTAATTGTTCCGCCTAATGGCTACACTATGACTCAGGGCTTCCATTCTTTCGATCACCCTGTGCGTATAGATAGTTTTCAGCCTCACGGTCACCTACGTATGAATGCTGCTTCTTTAGAAGTGTTCTACCCAGCTACAGGCCGTACTGAGCAGATCAGCCAGATATCTAAGTGGAGCGCAACTTGGCATCACAGTCATATTTATAGTCCAGATGTAGCCCCCCTACTTCCTGCTGGTGCAGTGTTAGTAGTTAAGCAGTGGTACGACAACACTTCTGATAACCCAAACAACCCTGACCCAGATCAGTGGGTTGTAGGTGGTAGCCGAACAGGTGATGAGATGTCTCACGCTTGGATTGCAATCACTCACCTAGACGAAGAAGGCTATGCCGAGATATCGGCTGAACGAAAAGAGAACGAACAACGCTCACTAGCTGGGTCTAACTAATACCTAGGGCGTATAAACGCTCACTAGCTGGGTCTAACTACGCCCTAGGGAGTATAAAGAAACGATAGCGATTGGAGGTTATTATATGGTACAGAAGACTTTTAAAGACACGGTTGCAAGCATAGTCAACGAGATATTACAAGACAACGTTAGATTGTCAATGCCAGCTGTCATAGTCTCTGTGGCTGAGTACCCAACATCTCAAATGATAGATGTTAAACCTCTTGTAAACAACTTATACAAAGACAGGTTGGCTGTAGAGTACCCAATTATATTCAGAGTCCCAGTTGTTCTACTGGGCGGTGGTGGTGCCTTAATATCAGTACCTTTAAAGATTGGCGACATAGTTAAGTTAGATTTTAGTAGGGACAGTCTAGACGAGTTCTTGCAGTCCCGAGGTGATAAGCCAGTTACCCCTAGCACTTTTCGGAGGTACAACTTAACAGATGCTATTGCAACGCCAGCACTACCAACTAACATATCAAATTTAAAACCCAATGCTACGGACTTAGAGATTAAGTTACTGGACAGCTCTGGCGGGTTAAACGCCTCGGTAAAAATGACACCAGAGGGTAACCTAGTAGTCGATGCAAAAACAGACCTCTCTATAACCATAGGCGGGGCTGCTAATATAACAATAGCGGGTGACTGCAACCTAGATGTTAGCGGTGACTGCAACCTAGATGTTAGCGGTGACTGTAACATAGATGCAAGTCAGGTTAATTTGGGTAGCGGGGGCAACGAGATAGCCCGAAAGGGTGATGCTATTAAGCTTATAATACCAACAGGGTCAAGTGCAGGTACTTGGTACGGTGTAGTCCATACAGGTGGTAATAACACCTCAACATAGGTTAAGTTAAATGTCTGGAATAGATATTCTAATAAACCCAGCCTCTCAAGATATAGATTTAACTAACTTCACTATAAGCCTAGTTAAAGACACTGAGACACTGGTAAGACAGAAGGTGGCAATAACGTTAAGGGCGTTCAGAGGGGAGTGGGTCTACAATGTTTTATTTGGAATACCTTACATAAGTAACACAAACAATAACACCCAATTACTAAGGGCTGGAACAGGTACACAAAGGCTTTTAGATTTTGAAATAAGATCGGCTATATTAAGTAAGGAAGAAATACTAAGAATAGACTCCTTTCAGTCAAATATTAACCCTCAGACTAGGGTTTATACGGTTAGTTTTATAGCTGTGACAGAGGGTGGGCCTATAGTTTTTGACGGTGAAGAGTTGATTGTTTAAGAGGAGCGATTGTGGGATTAACAACTAATGGTTTAGAGATACGCAGGTTACCGGAAGTCATAGCAGACTTGGTAACTTCACTGCAAACAAACATCAACCCAAACATAAATGTTGATGACGATGCGCTACTCGGTCAAATAAATACAATATTTGCAGAGTACATAGCAAGTCAAGAAGAACTTGCTCAGGCCGTTTATGATAGCTTTAATGTGCTTACAGCGGAGGGTAAAAATTTAGATGATCTGGCAGCACTTATAGGTATAACTAGATCACCAGCCATTGCATCCTTCACTAGCTCACAGCAGTTCACAGGCAACGAGGGTGCTGTTATACCTATCGGAACACTTTTACAAAACCCTATAACTGGTATTAGGTATGTGACAACCGGTACAGAGTTAATATTAAGCATAGAGGATTGTAGTTCTGGAACGATAGAGGTTCAAAGTGTACTTAACAGCACAGCTTATAGTTTTAATGTAAACGTTACAACATACTCGTTCACCAGTGATGCAAGTGCTACAAGAGCTGAGATACTAGCTGGTTTGCAGTCAGCAGTTGCGGCAGACGCTAACGCAACGTGGACAGCAACTGTAGTAGGTGATCGGTTAGTAGTAACGTCTCAAGGCGCTAACATAAGCCTTACGTCTCTAGTTAACTTATTACCCGTTAAAGCAACTAACACAAATAAAGCAGCAGCTCAAAACACTGGTATTATCGAGACACCTTTGGGCGTAGTTAACAGCTTGGTTATACCCGTAGTTGACAGCACTGTAAACCTAGCACCATACACCACAGGACGCGCTCAGGAGGGCGATGAGGAGTTTAGAGCAAGGCTCTTGACATCTCAGCAGATTGGGGGTAAAGCTACCGTAGAGGCCATCACAGACACTTTGCTGGCCATTGACGAGGTGACTACAGTAAGGGTTATAGAGAATAATACTAGCTCAACCGTAGACAGCATCCCCGCCCACTCTTTTGAGTCTTTTGTAGAGGGTGGTACAGATGCTAAGGTAGCCCTAGCCATATGGAACACTAAGCCAGCGGGAATAGGTAGCTACGGAACCACTTCAGAAGATATAGTGGACTCACAAGGCAACCCTCACACCATAATGTTTACCAGACCTACTGTTATAAACCTAGCGTTCAAGTTGTCCTACACGGTTTATGATGCTGCTGTTTTCCCTGTAGACGGAGAGAACAGAATTGCTAAAACCATAGACGCATACACAGATACACTTGGTTTGGGTGTAGATATAATACCCACTAGGTATTTTGGCCCCATCTATGATGCAGTTGCAGGTATTAACTCTCTTGTTCTCGAAGTTCAGATTATACCTGCCTCGGGTGACGCACCCAACCCAGCTAATTGGCAAACAACAACATTAGCCATAGCCGACAAGCAGAAGGGTAAGACCGAGCTAGTTGATATAGAAGTGGTGGAGGTTTAATAATGGCAACTCCAATTAAGCAGGACATTGTGCAGAGAGGTCTTAACAGGCTGATGACCCAGTGGGCAGACAAGCCTGTTACTATCGGGTTGTTAA